TCTCTGATCCCTCCACCTGTTTTGCAAACTTGTTTAAACATGTTTCTTGATTCTGTTATATCATACTTGTTTGAACATGTCAACTCTTTTTTCAGAAAGTTGTTTAAACAAGGTGCTGACTCTTCTCGGAAAATCCGTCGGCGCGGGCCATACAGAAACGAAAAAATCAGATGCTTCCCTTTTGGGTGTGATATGGAAAAAGGCTTGCCATGACATTTTTTGTCTTGGCGAGCCCTTGGGGTTAAAATTGTATCACACTCTGCCACACGGGCAGATATCTTCTGCGTACCAGTAGAACACAATCGCTTTTCTTTGCTAAGAATATATTACGTTTCAAGGATTTAAATGGTGTTTGTGCGTAATAAGTATTCGATTCTGTGCTACTGATTGCTTCTTATGACCATCTATTCTATTTAATTAAAAAATCATCCTCCATTTGCAATTTCTTTATAAGTTGGTTGGTCTCTGTTTTAAAGTGTTCCTTATTATTTTCATAATCTTTTATTCTCATTTGGAACCAGAACTCCGGACTTATTGTAATCCCCGTGACATCATATTTGATTTGTGTTGCTAGTAAAATATAGAGAGACATAACTTTATATCGATTCATGCTTTCTGGTTTTTTAGCATTACGATAATTCTCTTTTTGCATTAAAGCCGCCAACTGTATTGCTTTTTCTGAACCATATGCGTATATATTATTTAATAAATTATTTATTTCTTGTATTGTTATTTCTTGATTCTGGTTTCCGGTTTGAACCATTGTATCTAAAAGCTTTAAAATGTCATATGGTATGGTAGACATTTTATCTATATGAACGCCCATTCTTTGTTTGTTCAACTCATTTTTAAAACTTTTACTTAAAGAAACAAATGTTACCACAAACCCAATTATTGATATTATAGTGGGAACGGCAATGGTAAGCCAATCATTTAAATCCATATGTGAATCCTCTCTTTATCACGTTTGTACAAAAACACTTAATAAAGAATTTCTGCAAATAGCTAGACCGGAATAAATAACAACAGCTAGCCTGAGTTATCCTATCGTATAAGGGAAAAGAACCCCAGAAAGTGGCCTCTTTCTGGGGTTCATCTTTGTATTATAACTGTCTTAAAAAAATATCAATAGCTCATATTTTACATTTCTTTGTTATTCCAGCCGTCAAGTATTCCTTAGAACTTCCCAGCCTTCGCCGCTTCCTCAATAGAAACAGGAAACCTTGTTTTTTAGCTATTCTTTTATCAAAAGTATAGGAATATTCAAGAAGTAAACGACATTTCTACACCTTTTTATACACCGTTTCACCCTGTAGTACATTATTCGAATTATCAAGGATCTTTTCTCCATTTGAATCCTGAAGAGGGTCAAGAAACGAATATCGCTCCGGATAATCGGCAAATGCTGTTCCCACAATCTGCGTCCCGTCTGCTCTGTGAGCCGTATAACCTCTTAGCAGAGTTTCTTCTGTCACAGTATCCCCAGTCAAATCTATGAGGGTTCTGCCGCTGTAAACGACTTTATTTGTAGCCATTTAAGCCTCCCTCCTACCCGATAGTTACCGTAGTACCTCCAGCGGGATTCTCGCTTTCGTTATATGGGATTGCTTTGACTGTAACCTGCGATAAGTAGTTATATCCTTCCTCAGAATTCGGAAGCACTGTCTGCTCCTTTGTAGAAGGTGTAACTGTCTTTGCCTGTGGTTTGGCATCTTCCGTACCTGACATAGAACCTTCTACACCAAGCAGAGTAATACCCTCTCGAATATTATCCGGAATGATTTTCTCTTTTTCTGCTGCCGAAATCCCAACTTTACCAGAACCATCGTGATGTCCCTGCGGAATGGTGTACTCTTCATCCTTTGAAGAAATTGTACCTGTCACAGCTCCGTTATTCTTCATGGTTCCCGTCAGTTTCTGACCTCGTACATACGCGGTCTTTCCCTGAAGAATTTCAGCAACAGCGGCTGTTGCATCAGAAGAATCTACGTCATATTCACAAGTACCTGTGATCGGCTCCCCTCCTTTGTCATGGGCGGTAAAGCCGGAAAGAATCTTATCAGCGGTTACGGTATCGCCGGTCAGGTCGATCAGTGTCTCTCCACCATAGATTACTTTGTTAATAGCCATATTCTCTCATCCTCTCTTTTGGAAATAAAAAAAAGAACGGTTTCACGCTCTGTCCGCTTGCTACTCATCTTTATTTGCCTGCTTAATGATCTGATTTACATAGGTACTGAGACCGGCCATTAAAATTCCCTGAACAATTGCGATAAATATAGCCATTGCAATCTCCTGACCACTCCCTAATGGAGAAGTGGCCAAAACCCAGATTCCGCAAAGGACGATGCCGCCGACACCGAGGATCAACGGAATATACTTGTCCTTGATTGCCTGAGTCTGCTTCAGACCCATACCGCAGAAGTAAAGGACAATCGCCACAACGATTAACTCAGGCTGCACATAGTTCATAATCTGTTCCATCATTTTAATTCCTCCTACTGATTTTCTTGAATATAGGTTGATTTGTGAATAGGCAACTTATTGATCTCCTGCATGACTTTCTTAGCTGAGCCATTTCCGCCCATCTCTTCATAGGGCTTGTAGAGATAATCGTGCAGATTTTCATATTCGTCCTGCGTGATCCATCCCCGCTCGATGTAGGACATTCCCAGATAGATAATTCTATCGTGAGCAAGACCAATCAGCATCTGCGTCCTCACATCTTTTTTCTCACTTTTCTTCTGGATATACGCCCAAAAACCAGAAGAGGCGACGACTGCACACACAATCGTCACCACCATTTGAAACCATGGTTCCATTTTAGTATCCTCCATAACTATTTGATTTTATCGGTTATGATCATCCTTTTGCTGATGATTGTAATCGACTTTTCAAATAAATCTTCATAGAGACCTATCAAATTTTTTCTTTGTTCCTTCGACAAAAGTTTGTAAAAGCTTCCCATCCAGCCCCGAAACATATTCTCTACATTTTCATACGTTATCTCCTCGTTTTTCACTTTGACGGCGAGTTTCTTGAGCTTTCTGCGCATCGTAGTAACCCGCTTCGGATTGATTCGCTTAATTACCTTTCCGGAATCTGTTAAACTGTATTTTATTTGCAGAAATTTGTACGTGCTGGAAATCTTCACAATTCGAGTTTTCTTCTTATTGATATGGATTCCATATTCTTCTGCAATTTGATGAATATGATCTAGCAGATCAAAGAGTTCTTCTTTACTCGGATTCATGATATACCAGTCATCCATGTATCTTCCATAAAACTTCTGGCTTCTTACATATTTGACGTAATTATCAATCCGATACGGATAATAAATCCCGATGACTTGTGATAGCTGGTCTCCAATATTAACCGACTTCTCCATCCACTTTTCGCCTGTCAGCTTTGACTCTGGAATGTTCCTATAATCTAACTTGTTGAAAGTGTCAGACATACATGTGGCATATTCCTCGTCCGTCATGTAAGAAACATCGATTTTAAATCCGTCAAAAATCTGTGTTAGCAACCAGTCAATGAATTCGTCATCATCGAACAGCTTTAACAATTCCCGTTTGGCAATTTCATGAATGATATTATCGTAAAACTTGGAAAAGTCTCCGAACAATATCCATCCTTCATTTCCATACAACCGATAGTATTTACGGAGATGAACTTCGAACCTGTCCCGCTGATGAGAGATACCTCTTCCTTTAATCGAAGCACAATTGTCATAGATAATATGCTTCTTCACTTCCGGAAGCAAGACTTCATCGCATAAGACGTGCCTAATAATGCGATCCCGAATTTGAATACTTGTAATAGGTCTTACTCGGCCTCTCTCAAACAACGTGAATTCCTGTGTCGGTCCATTTTGAAGGGTCCGATTCATCAGATCATCTTGAATGGAAAAGATATACCGAAGAAAATTCAGCATGAATTTCTGGGTAGTCTCCTTCCATTTGCTGGTTTTGACAGAAACCTTGTAAGCCCTATACAAGTTGTTGGCGTCACAGATAATCTCCTCATAGTTCATAAATCATTCACCGTGATAGCAATACTTACCGTAGTAAATTGCGTCCGGCTTTGCTATTTATCCATTCGGAAAGGACAATGTCTCCTTCTCTGTTGGTTAGGCAGAGAATCCGGACGAACTCCATTAGAGTTCGAAGCGTTGTTGTAGTTCGTATTGCCATTGTTGTTCACATTAGCGAAATTAGCCGAAGAAACGACGCATAAATTAGACATTACCCTCTTAACTGTGACTTGATTCGGTTATCTCGTTGACGCCACTTCTTTATCAATCCGATTTCTCGGTCGATAGCTTTAACATAGCGACTGTAGAGATTAACGTCCACTTCAAATATCTCAACGATTCGTTGCAGCTCTTTTAAAAGCTGCTCGCAGTTTACTATGGCTGTATTCTGATAATCTCTTCTTTGTTCATACTCGTGTAGCGTAGTTGGATAGATAGAGTTTGCTGCTCGAACATTACTGGTCAGCATAGAAGCCAACTGATCAATACGATTTTTGTAGTTCAGCATCAAATATCTATACCTTGAAAAATCTTCTGTCGCATCCTTTCCGTGAGCATATCTTACTCGGACAAGCTGATCCAAGTCTTTCACTCCGAAACTACGCTGCATGAAATCAATCAACATATCATGTAATTCGATGGAATATGTAATTGCTTCGAATTTAGATTCAGTCCGATCACTCACAAGAACACTCATGCATAATCCTTGTCTGTGATCTCTTTGAATTCTTCTTCCGTAATCCAGTTCTTTTTCACTGCATTCCGAACCCGTACTTCATTCCACAT